CGGATGTCGGTAGTGGTTACTCTGTCATGGTTCGGTCACAGTTGTGTCATTGGCGAGACCATCCACACGCACGGCATTCTCGCTAACAGTCGTCGAGAATGCGCTATTCATCACCCCTGCACTGTCTTTTAGTGCTGGTCATCGGCGTTCTCAACTTCACAGTGCAAGCCCCTCTTGTGAAAGTATTAGCCGGCAAAAAAACAACCACTTCTACTTTCTCGATTTAACCCTGCACTGTGTTTGCGAGAAGGTGCACTACCACGGTATAATGACAGTTCAGGGGTGATGAATACTGCGTTCTCGGCAATTCTGAATGGAGAGTTCATGTCAGCGACCGACCACACGGGGCACACGATGTCAAGCGAGGAAATTGAACTCGCTCTTGCGAAGCTGGCACCAGACGCCATCGGGCTGCTCGAAGGTGTGCTGCGGGGCACGAAGCGGCCGAACAAGGCGCAGCTCGATGCGGCCTGGCGGGTGCTCGACGTCGCACGAGAAAGGAAAGCGCCAGAGGTCGAGACACCCGAGCTTGAGGAGCTGCGCAACGTGCTACGCTTGGTGGGTGACTCCTGAACCACTGCACGGAGGGCAAGCCATGCAGACGACGGAGACGGGGCTGCCGGTCGAGGTAGCGACACCATGGGCAAGGATGGGGGCAAGTTGGGCACGGACACTGCGCCGTCCGCTACTCGATGGGGAGTGCTACCCTTCGGGCGGTCGTTGGGCGCGGTCGGTGATGTGCCCCCTCACCTTGCAGCGCCTCGATGGGGGCGCGTGCGACACGTGTGAGGAGGCGAGGGCAGCAGTCGATGCCGCGCTCGAGGGTCTGGCGTGCTGACCTTCGTGCCGCCGACGGTGCCCCCGGCACTGCGCGACCAAGTTGCCGAGCTCGTCAGGTCGCCCTCGACCTTCTGCCGCGTGCACAAAGTGCAGCACAAGGACAGCAAGCAGGAGATTGCGTTCGACCCTCTGCCGATGCAGACCAAGATCTTCGCGGCAGTCGAGGCAGGGCACAAGCGCATCGCGGTCATCAAGGCGCGCCAGGTCGCAGCGACGACAGCGTGCAAGTTCGTGCTTCACCAGCAGTGGACGTCGACGGAGACCGAGAGCATGCACGCGCTCGTGTCACTCCGGGCCGAGAGTGCGACGGCGCTGCTCGATGACCACCGGCGCTGGCTGCGCCACCCGCCGGCCCTGTTGCAGCGGGAGCTGGACACGCGGGCGAAGGGTGAGCTGCGCTACTCCGACACGGGGGCGAGCCTCAAGGCCTTCACCTCGAGGAGCCAGACCGGGCTGCGCTCGTTTGCCCCGACCGCTGCGCTGCTGTCCGAGTTCGCCTTCGCGCCTGACCAAGAGGAGCTGCTCGCGCAAGCGTTGGCGGCGGTCGGTGACGGGCTGCTCATGGTCGAGAGCACAGCCAACACCCCCGGCGACGCCTTCTCGCGCATCATCGCGGGCGCTCCCGAGAACGGTTGGCACGTCATCACGCACTGGTGGTGGGAGCACCCGGCCTACTGCGACTCGGTGCCCGACGACTTCGAGCCAACCGAGGCCGAGCAGGAGCAGGCCGAGCGCTACGGGCTGTCGCTCGGGCAGCTCGTGTGGCGTCGCCGCTACCTCGCCACCCTGGGCGAGCACAAATTCAAGCGGGAGTACCCTGGCTGCCTCGACGACTGCTTCCTCAACAGGAAGGGCGGATGGTTCGACGACCAGCTTCTGCAGGGTGTCCACGTCATCGACCATGCAGCGCTGTCGGACGGGGGCGGCCGAGAGATAGAGGCCCCGCACCCGCACGACCGCTACGTCATGGGCGTCGACGTCGGGGGCGGTGTCGGGGGGGACTACTCGGCGCTGTGCGTCGTGTCGGTGGCCACGCGTCAGCCGGTGTACGCCGAGCGCAGCAACCGGGCGACGCCGTCGAAGTGGGCGCACCGCGTCGTTCAGGTCGCGAGCCGGTACAACCAGGCGCTTGTACTCGCCGAGAGCAACAACCACGGGCACGCGCTGCTGCTTGAACTGAACACCTGCGGCTACCGGCAGCAGTGGCGGTCTCCGCAGGGGAAGCCGTGGGTGACGACGTTGCAGTCGAAGCTGGACGCCTTCGACACGCTGCGCGAGGCGATGCAGCAGATACAGGTCATGGACCGGCCGACATGGATGGAGCTGCGGGGGCTGACGGTCCCCGAGGGCAAGGTCGCCCCCGAGGCCCCGAAGGGCGCCCACGATGACGCTGCGGTCGCAATCGCCCTTGCGTACCGGTGTCTTCGCGACATACCTGCAACTTGGCGCACAGCTGCGCTACAATCCCAGCGACACCGCATGAACGACCTGATTGCCCGGAGCCGGGCACGTCGACTGCGGGCGAGCTCGCTGCCGTTCTGAGGTGCTAATGCTGACCCCCCAAAACGTGCAAGAGATTGTCGAGCAGCACGACGAGTACTGGCAGGACAAGCGCCCTCGGATGCGGGAGCTGCGCAGCGTGTACTTCACGCGGTTCTGGTCGGACCGGGAGTACGACAGCGCCGACGGCATCTTGCGGACCGAGGTGCCGAAGGCGTACGCGGTCGTCGAGAGCTACCTCGGCAGCCTGTACGCGCGGAACCCGAGCGTGTTCGTTCAGTCAGACCTGCGTGGACGGGGCAACCCGGAGGTCGCCGCGGCGACGGCGAACCAGTACCTGCTGACGGTCCGCAACGTCATCGAGGATGCCACGCGCCTCGCGCTCATCTACCCCTGCGCCTTCGTGAAGCTCGCCCCGGTCGAGTCGGTCGACCCGCTCAAGCGCGTCGCGTCGACAGCCCTTGAGCCTTGGGCGGTCATCGTCGACGACACGGCGGGCAGCTGGGGCCACCAACGCTGGGTGGGGCACACCTACTTGCTGCCGCTCGACGAGGCGGCGGTGCGCTTCGAGACGGCGCCCGAGGACTTCACGCCCCGCGCCTACGCCCGGTGGATTGACACCCGGCGGAACACGCAGCCGGGCACCGAGACGCAGCGGGAAGGCCAGTACGACAAGTGGGTGCGGGTCGTCGAGCTGTACGACCTGGTCGACGACAAGCTGCTCGTGTGGTCGCCCGACTACAACAGCGGGCAGGAGTTCCTCTTCCAGGGCGTGACGGTGCAGGTTGGCGCCCTCGACCCCGAGGCGGCAGAAGGCGACGACGTCGAGCCCGAGCTCGAGCACGAGGAGACGGGCATTCCGTACAAGAGCGCGAGCGGTCGCCCGGTCGTGCCCATCGTGCCGCTGTACTTCTCGCGCGACCCCGGCGTACCGCTTCGGGGCTACAGCCTCGTCGACCGCAGCTACGACCAGTTCCGCGAGCTGAACGTCATGCGCACGTACCAAGCGCAGGGCGTGCGGCGCATGGCCCGGCAGTGGTTCATGCGGGCCGGCTTCATGTCCGAGGACGCGGTCGCGAAGCTGTCGGCGGGCCGCGACGGCGAGGTCATCGAGGTCGACCTGCAGCCGGGCATGCCGCTCGAGGGCAACATCATCCCGGCACCGCAGGCCCCCATCCCGGCAGACATCTCGCTGTACTCGCAGACCGTCGAGGCCGACATTCGCGAGGCCGGACTGCTCGCGCCCTTCACACGGGGCGAGGTCACGAAGGCCACGGCCACCGAGCAGAACCTGCTCGCGAGCTACACCAGCTCGGAGATTGGCCGCATGGCTCGGCAGCGCGACGAGGTCATCACGAGCATTGCGCGCACCTACAACGTCATGCTGTCGGTCATCCTGGGCGACGAGGCCGAGCCTCTTGCGTTGCCGAACCCGGTCGGCCCCACGATGCTGTCTGCCGACGACCTCACGGGCGACTTCCGGTATTGGGCGGTCGACGCGGGCAGCACCCCGGCCGGCGACCTGGCGAAGCGGCAGTCGCTTGTCGAGCTCGCCCCGCTCCTTCTGCAGCTCGGTACGCCCGCGTCTGCACTACTCGAAGAGGTCGTGCGTACCTTCCAGCTTCCCGAAGAGCTCGGGCAGGCAGCGCCGCCTCCCCCCGAGCCTCTCCCCGAGGGCCTTCCGCCCGAGGGCGCCGTGCCCCCCGTTCCGACTCCAGTGGAGTAGATGATGCTGTTCGACCCTGGTGCTTCCATCCCCGACCCTGCGCTGCAGGGTGTTGCCGAAGACGCCGACATGATGATGGGCGACGCCCTCGCGTCTCTCATCCCGCCGCCGATGCGTCCGTACAACCCGAAGGTCGTCACCAGCCTCGCGAATGCGCTGGCCGACGTGCTCGCCCTGTTCGACATGGCAGTCGAGCCCGAGACCTACACCGGGCCGCAGGAGAGGCTCGACCCCGACCTCGTGCGCTTCCTGTCGATGGTGGCCACCGCTGCCGAGGACTACGGCAAGCCGCTCCCCATCCGTCTGGAGGAGATGCGAGACGAGGCTGCGCTCACCCGCACGACCGCGGCGCTCACCGAGCTCGCCAACGACGCGGAGTTCAAGGCCTTCCTCGAAGAGCCCTCTGAGGAGGTCGACGAGGCGCAGGTCGAAGTCGAGGTGACCGCGGCGCCCCCTGAAGAGGTTGAGGCCTTCGACTTCGCGTCCCGTATGCGGCGGTAGCTCATGCCGTTCAAGTCGCTCGCCCTGCGCCTCAAAGAGGCCTTCGGCTTTCGCCAGAAGGCCGCTACCATCATTCCGACTACGCGAAAACAAGCGTACTATCGGACGATTGAGGGTATCGGCGCAGCCGGCAACCTTGCCGAAGGCATCACCCGACGGCAGCCCGTGTCCTTCTACTATGAGGACAAATGGCAAGAGCCCGGCGTGCCTGGTCGTGCCGGTGTGCGCGTGGGGAACCCGCACGCCATGTGGAAGGGGACGAACGGCACGACGTACCTTCACCTCTACGTCGACCCGCGCAGTGCCACCGCTACCGGTGAGCTGCCGGGCTGGCGTACGTTCATTGTGAGCCGAATTCGTGGGGTCTCAACCCTCGAGCTCGGCAACACGTTCTTCGGGAAGCCCGTGCAGTTCGCACTGGGCCCCGGCTACAACCCGGCGTGGTACTCGGGGCAGGGGACGCCCCTGTACCTCGCCAAGTGAGAGACCAAGGGCAAGACATGGAAGAAGCAGCAGCAGCAGCACCCGAAGCCGTGGAAACGGCACCCGAAGCACCCGAAACTCCGGAGGTTGCCGAGACCCCGGAGGCGGAGGCACCCGAGGCACCTGACGGCCGCCCCGCGCTGTCGTGGGAAGAGGCGATGCGTCGGGTGCCGCCGGACATCGCGGCCTTGATGAAGGGCATGCAGGGCGACTACACGCGCAAGACGCAGGAGGTCGCCCAGATGAAGAAGGACGTCCTGCGCGAGCGCGAGGCGCTGCAGCGGGGATTCGCGCAGGTCAAGCCGAAGGACCCTGCCGAGCTCGGGGACTTCGACCCGTTCAACGAGGCGAGCGTGCAGGCACGCATCGAAGCCGAGGTCGCGAAGCGGCTGCAAGAAGCGCTCACGCCGATGCAGAGGGAATACGAGCTCATGGCGGCCGAAGAGGCGTACCAGGGCTTTGTACAGACGCATCCCGACTTCGAGACCGACACCGAGCTGCGTGCCGAGGTGCAGCAGGCGCTTGAGGCCAACCCGACGCTCGACCTGGAGACCGCCTACTATGCGGTCCAGGGCCGTCGCAACCGCCGGGCAGCGTCGGAAGCGACTGCTCGAGCGAAGGCCGAGCGCACAGCACGGCGCAAGGCAGCCGTCAAGGGGACAGGCATGCCCCGGAAGGGCACAGCCCCCCGAAAGCCCGCGGCGCGCGACCTGAAGAAGATGAGTCACGCCGACATCCTTGCCCTGGCGAAGGAACTTGCCGCGGGGCGGTGACACGCGATACACTGTCGGCACAGCGGACCACCCCATAGTGGAGTCTGCGAGTGCTCGGCAGTCCTCATGGATGACGCCCCCCAATACTGTCCAACCACGCACTCGGAGGCCTTCGCATGGCTCCCCCCACCTCGGTACTCAGTACCACCCTGCAGCTGCTGCGCGACAAGCTCGTCGACAACAGCTACCTCGCGCACCCGCTCTTCCGGGCCATCGAGCAGGCGGGCAACCTTGTCCGCGTCTCGGGCGGTTCCCGTGTCGAGCAGCCCGTCATCTTCGGCGAGCACTCGCAAATCACCGAGCTCACCAACGGCTTCGAGCCGGTGAACATGGCGGTCACCGACCCGTTCAACGTCGCGAAGTACGAGTACTCGAACTTCACGCAGCCCATCATCCTGTCGGCGGTTGAAGAGCTCGCCAACAAGGGCGAGACGGCCGTGGTGAACATCCTCGAAGCGAAGATGTCCAACGTGATGCTCGGCCTCCGCAAGGCGGTCTCGAAGCGCGTCTTCGTGGGCGGCAGCACCCTCGGCACCCTGCAGACCCTGAACGGCATGGGCACCGCGACCGTCGCCGCCGAGACCACGGGCTGGCTTGAGGGCGTGGCTACCGGCTCGCAGCTCAACACCGTCGGCGGTCTCGCCAAGACCACCTACCGCTCCGAAAACTGGTTCAACCAGTTGCAGGACGCGGGCGGCACGATGAGCCTCGAAGACCTTGACGAGCTCTTCATCAACTGCCAAATCTTCAACCCCGCCGGCGAGTTCCCTGACCTGCTGTTCATGTCCCCGAGCGCCTTCGCCGCGTTCCAGGCCTTGCAACAGTCCTCGGTGCGCTACGTCAGCAGCAGCGACCGCGAGAGCCTCGACTCGGGCATGGTCGCCATGTGGCGCGGCGCCAAGATCTACATCGAGCCGAACCTTGGCTACGCCAACGCCGCCGGCGCCAACGTGTCGGCCTTCGCGCTGTCCTCGTCGCAGTTCCAGCTGTACGCAGACACCGACGCCTTCTTCACCGTGAGCGACATGCTGCCGGTGCCCGGCACGGCCACCAAGGCCGCGCAGGTCATTAGCCGCGTTCAGCTCGTCACCGGCCACCTCGCCTCGCACGGTGTCCTTCTCAACGCGGAGAGCTGACCATGGCTACCTCGTCTCTCATTCAGTTCCTTGCGGCCGGTGAGGCTGGAGACAGCTCCAACCGCCGCCAGGTCGAGACCTTCCTTGCAGGTGGTGCGATTTCCGAAGGCGACTGGGTCGCGCTCGACTCCTCGCAGGCGGGTGCCGACCGCGTGCTGTACGTCGTCGAGGCCGCCGCCTCGGCCACGGGTGGTGTCGCCATCGGTGTCGCCACCGAGGACGCCGCTGCGGGTGAGCGCCTCGACGTCGTCGTCGCCGGCTACTACCCGACCGCGAAGGTCACCACGGGCGTCGCGCTCAACGCTCCGCTGTCGGTGGACACCACCAACGGCCGGGCCGACGCTGCCGACGCTGCGAACGTGGTCATCTGCGGCGTGTGCCTTGAGCTCGCCGCGGCCAACGTCGCGCCGGTGCACGTGTACAAGCGGTTCTGAGGCTCCCCCAGCCTCCGGGTCGGTCGATGTCCTTGCCCGCATCGGCCGACCCCACCTTCTTCCAGGGCATGCGGTGACGTGACATGAACCTCGCAGACCTGCGGGCGTTCTTGGGCAACCTGCTCGACTACGACCCCACGAACGTCACCTACGAAAACCAGCTGACAACGCTGCTCAACGACGCGCAGACGCGCATCTTGACCGACCGCCCGTGGTCGTTCAGCGTCGTCGAGGACGACCTCGAGGTGCGGACCGACGCGCCGTTCACCCTCGCGGCCACCAACGGCTCGGCCACAGTCACCGGCACCGGCTTCCCGGTGTCGCCCTCGACGGTGCGGCCCGG